GATCTTCTTTGATTGTCCACCGGTTTCGGATCTTATCGATAAACTTCAATCCAAGTCCATTCATAACATTTTGAGGAATTGATATCCTTTCAGACATTTACTTCTTAACAAGAAACTCTGGGAACTCTCTGCGTGTGTATTTGACAATGTTTCTGATCTTCAGTTTGTTCTCGATATAATAGGCGTGATAGGCTTCAACTGCATCCTCTCGTTTGTACTCTACAGGCATTGCCTGAGGAAAGGGTGTTCTGGGAATATCAGCAATTCCTACGGGAAGGTTCTCGCTGAGCCAAAGAATGTGACGTTCTGTCTTGTGAACCTTATGCTCGCCATACCGATACTGATATTCCTTACACAGCCAGAATCCGAGCTCACAGAGCCACTTGTAGTTTTGTGCACTTTCACGAACCCAGATTGCACAAGGGTGGTTTACGTGCGTCTTCTTATACGCTCCATCAGGAAGAGGACCTCCTGCTACATGATGGGCGGAATACAACAACTGCGCTGACTCCAAAATCATCTTTACGACGTGCTTATCGCAATGCATCTGAGCTGCGATAGAGGGAAGAAGGTGAAGGACAAAGATATTCATCTCAACATCCACCTATTTACACGAAATGTTTCCGTTTTAGCACCGATACATAGCGGATAAGATCGTAAAGCAGAGCTCATAGGGGTCTTTCGGTATCATAAGCACGAGCATCAGTGTGTAGGAGGCATACAAAATGTAGTTTTGAATGTTGGTGGTGTTCTGAATTGCGATGCGCAGATATTTATCGACCCGTTCTCTATCGCTCTTGTTTTGCATTGTCACGGGAATGTCGTCACGAATCATTCGGAACATAACATTGTACTGACTTTTCCGAAGATGTAAAACTATATTTGGGTGTATTTCTCCAAATCCGTGATCTTCAATGATCTGCCGGATTACGTTCCAGTAAGATGTGAGTCTATCATTGAAACTTGGAGCAAGAACAGGAAGTGGAAGACGATGGCTTCTTTGGTAATACCACATCTGGCGAATACGCTTTCGTGTGTCTGGTGACAGAGCTACCTTTGTATAAGGATTGGTTGGGTTGCGAACACACCACTTCCAAATGGTAGGAAATGAGAACCACCAAACCTTTCCTGATTCTTCAAATCCAAAATAAGTGAAAGGATGTTCGCGAGAGGATTCTTCGCATGTTTCCAAATCTTCATCATTCGCAAGATTCTTACGAGAAAGAACACCAGGTCCTCCCAGTGCTAGACGTTTTCTCAACAACCATCCACGAATGATCGCCTGAGTCCGAACAAGGATATGCGACTTTGATTTGTTTGCATCTATCCACAGCACAACGTGTTTACTTCTTACATGCCTTCCACAGAGGGTATGTCCCTTCAAGGGTTTGGATGGACATTGTTGAAGGGACCCCTTCTTCTTCACAGCAGCGCACGACATTGTACTTTTTATGTTTGACTGCGAAAACGGATTTACGGCCAGCAAGCCAATAGATATCATATCACAACACAATGGCTACTAGCGCAATCATCTCTGTCTCTAATCTCGACATCAACAAGGTCTCTTTCGGCGATATCCGCATGAACAAGGCGGGTGGCAAGACTGTTCCTATCAAGTACAACGGCCAGAACCTCCAGATCCGTATCCCCAAGTCCATGTACCCTATGGGAATCAACGTTCGCGAGAGCGAGAATGGTGCTAGCTATCAGCTGTCTCTTACCCTCAAGGGTTGCGACTCGTTTGCAAAGGAGCGTGCGGGACAGGATGCAGCTGAGCTCGGAACTCTCTACAACTTCCTCCTTGATATGCAGGAGAAGCTCCTCCAGACGTCTGTCACCAACAGCGTCAAGTGGTTCAGCAAGTCTCGTACGAAGGAGGTTCTTGCGGACAGCATGAAGCAGTTCGTCTCTCCAAGTGTTGAGAAGATCAATGGCGAGTGGGTTCCCACTGGCAAGTATCCTCCCTCCTTCCGCATGAAGGTTCCCGTGTACGATGGTCGTGTGACGATGGATGTTTCTGATCACTCGGGCAAGCCGATTGAGGTTGACACTGAGAATATCGGATCTGTCTTCCCCAAGCGCGTTGAGGCGTCTGTGGTTGTTGCTCCTAGCGTCTACATCTCCAACCAGACGTTCGGTGTCACGTGGCGTGTGACGTATGCTCGGGTGTCACCTCCTCAGCGCCTGACTGCTGCTCAGGTGTTTGCGGACGAGATTGACGAGGAGGTTGCTCCTGCTGCGGCTGGTGCTCCTGCTCTTCCTCAGGAGGAGACTGAGGAGCTTGAGCTTCAGGTTGAGGTTCCGACTGCTCCTCCTGCACCGGCTCCCGCGGGAAAGACTGGTAATCGTCGCCGAGTTGCAGTCGCCTAAATACAGTTGAATCGGGGGGTGGAATGTGAACAAGTAAATCATCATCAACAAAAATAACTTTTTCCATTATAGGGAAGTCTAGCAGAGATACTTCCCCAGAACAACCTGGAATGGGTCGTAAAGACTTACGCCCACATTTCTGGCATGTATATACATTTGGCCGATTGATGATCATCTTCGGGGTTACGATTCGGAAAGTTCCGTACAAACACTGCTCGAGGAAGCTTTCTGCATTTACCCACTCTTCGTTGACAAAACGATTGAAGACGTTCTCAGGGAGACTGCTCCAAATATCTGAACTTATTTTCCATCCATCTTCTTGCAGGAGGGTTCCAAACTCAGAGTCCCGAAACCAGAGAATCTCAAAGACACCGTGATCGGTAAGACTATGTTCGGTGCAACCTACGCGCTGAAGATCTTCATCATACAGCCAATATACATTCGCATGAGTATAACGCGGATCACGCGATCCCCGATATACTTCACGTCCATCCATCGTCCAAAGGTCGGAGATAACGTCGATATCATTCTCAGTTATATCTTCCGACACATCGGTATATAAAAAGTTGGGTTTGAGTACTGAGAACATTGATGATATGTGAGATTCTTAATCAAATTTTATAACGACAGGTAGACTTGTATGACACACTGACTTTGTCGCTGAGCGAGAGAGTTCATGGCGTTTTCTGCGACCATCCTCATTTGGCCTGATCAGTGTAGAGCAAGAATCCATATCGGTCTGAACCTCATCCAAATGAGCTTCCAGATAGTCTAGGACTTCATCTTCAATGACCCAGTGAAAGAAATTGAGTTGGCCCACGGTTGTGTCCATTCCCATAAACTTGATCTTCTTCCAACGACAGAAAGGATCAAACATCTTTTTGCTATATGCACGCAGATTGGCCTTGTAGCGCAGATAGATATTTACATCTCGGTCATTCTTGGTCATATACGCGATATTGTGCTTCTTTGCATAATTGGTAACAAGCCAATCGAGGAGACGAAGACTGATGCGAGAATTTGCTGTAACAATATCGCGAACCCGAGCAAGTGTTGCTTCGTTGCTGTAAAATACAGAGAGACGCTGAAGTACAAGATCTTCTTTGCTGCGAACGGTTTCCATAGTTGAATTCTTCATTTTCAGCGAAAATGGGTTTGTTTGATAATGGAGAAACTCCCTGAGAATTTTTGGACAGCTCCTGCCGACGTTGACCCACTTGCACAGAATCCTGATGTAGGAGCAGACCTTACGCAGATTGAAGCACAACAGACTGAACTCGGCGGAATCGTGGAACAGATGTGGCGAGATATGATGAATGAGTGTCCGATCATAGAAGGAGCAGAACTTCCCGAGCGAGAGGAGATCGTTATTCCTCGCGAGGATGAGGAAGAGGTGCTAAAACGTATTAAAGAACTTTCAATCGGAGAAGAGAGTAAAGAATAATGGAAGATGCTCTCAAACAATGGCTTCTTGAAAATCGCCCCTACACTCATCTCCACACTCGTGTCAAGCAGTTCCTACTTTATTGTAAAACACTACAACCCGAACTTTCTTACGGAGCTCTCAAACGAACCGTTGTTCCCCTTGTGGACAAACTCTTCTGTGGAGAGGTCGGTCGTCTCTGGAACCGCGACAGGTGTTTCGAGCGAGTCATTCGCCTCTATGGTGAAAACGATCAGCGAACATCTGCATGGCATGCCAAGCGCGGAGAGATGATTACTGCATCAGAAGTCTACAAGATCTTTGGATCAGAGGACGCTCGTCGCGAAGTGATGATGAAGAAACTTGAGACCCCAGACACAACTCCCTCGTACAATCCTATTCCGGCGTTGATGTGGGGAACTCGGTTTGAACCAGTAGCGAAAAAGATTTATGAGGAGCGCACCAAGTGTAACATCATTGATGTTTCTTGCGCACAGCATCCCACCCACAAATTCTTGGGTGCATCTCCGGATGGACTCATTGTTCCGCTGGATAATGGGGATCCCCTCCGGTACGGAAGACTTGTAGAGTTCAAGTGTCCTATGTCTCGTGCTGAAAAGCCAGAGATTCCTCCTGCCTACGTACACCAAATGCAGATGCAAATGGAGTGTACGGGCATTGACCAATGCGAATATGTAGAGTTTCGCTTTCAACAAGCGACCTATAACGACTGGGCGAAGAGTGACAAGACGAAGGGTTGCTTTGGAGTCTACGATGATGGTCGTGTTGTCTATGATGTAGAAGGTCATCCTGAGGACTGCCAAGTTGTGTATTGGATTCTGACATCCATCAAAGAAGACTTTGTTCCGAAAGATCCGAATTGGTTGTCTGATCACCTACCCACTCTCCAAGACTTCTGGAATGAAGTGCTGGAACATCGCCTCAAAGGAACTCGTCCTTCTGAGAAGAAGGTATCTCTTCCGTCTCTAGATATTTGATGGCTTCTTGGCAATAAAAAGGATATCGTCGTGTCGTCCCTTGATAGAACTGCGGTCTAGAACTTGGCATTCCATAGAATCAGGAAGATACATCTTAATTGTGTCTCCCCACGACGGCTGGAGTAGATCCTCAATAATAAGGTAACCACCGGGGCGAACAAGGCGGTGATAAAGCGCAGCAAACTTGCACATAGAATCCAACGTGTGCCACCCATCGTCCATCACAACATCGAACGAACTTGGTTCAAACATTTTTACAATTCCAAGCTGATAAGCATCCGCTTCAATGAGATGGACACGTGGAGAAGGATTGGTATACCGATTCCTAGCGAGACTCAGATCAAATCCATAAATGTTTGCCTTAGGAAAGTAGTCGTTCCACAACTTCATAGACCCGCCATCAAAGACTCCCACCTCTAGAAAGTTCTTACATGTTTCGCGAAACGGAGAAAAGAGTTCCTCGTAGACGGGAAGATAGGAATGTGCGGTGTTCTTATCCGTCATAGAATTATCAACAAGCGCTTCCATTTGGATCATATCGTAATGTCTTCTGTAAATACTTACAGAGACCTAGAGATAGTCAAAGAAATGCAGCCGACGTTTGTTACTGCGCTTATTGATTTGGATGAAGATCGCCCCGTAGACAAATCCACGGATCGGTATATTGGTCTTTTTAATCTCCTGCAAACCGTAGGAATTCGGTTTCATTTGTTTCTGAGTCCGAAGTTCCGCGGTCGAGTTCAGGTGCAGAATGGGATTATTGAATATTTGACCCTTAAAGATCTTGATACCTACAAGGTAGCACCCGATGGACTTCCCGAATATCGGAATGCGCTTCACGACACTCGCAATTTTTTGATTCTGATGAATGCCAAGACTGAACTTGTTCGTCGCGCGATTGACTCGCAGATGCATGAGAGCGAACACTATGCTTGGATTGACTTTGGAATTTGTCACATGTTCCGTACTCCCACACTCACTATTGAAACTCTGCGAAGCCTTACTCTTCCAAAGAAGTGTCTGTATATGCCAGGATGCTGGGATCAACCTTCTTCTACATTTACACATGTGAACTGGCGCTTCTGTGGTAGTTTCTTCGTGGGAGACAAGAACTCTGTGCTTGATTTTGCAAAGAAAGTTCTGGACGTCCTTCCTACTCTTCCCAATCTCATCTGGGAGGTCAACACGTGGGCACATATGGAAACGCTGTTTTGGAAACCGGACTGGTACAAGGCAGATCATAACGATTCCATTCTGAACATTCCTACCACGAGTGGAATTGTACGTGTTCCTCCTAATGTTCCTCTGTATTGGCGAGGCGGATATAGCGAGTGCAATGTTGGAAGTGTTCTGGAACAGTATGTTGCTCAGTCTGTAAGGAGATATCCTAGTGTGTCTGCGGTGTTTACTCAGTCAGATGGACTCATTGGAGACGAAGAGTTCAGTCGTTTTTCCTCAGAACTCGGACACACGAATACAGGAAACACGCCTGCAGGAAGGGAGTATTCCAATTTGGAAGCAAGTGCACGAAAGGACACGACCTCCATCGTATGTATGATCTGTACTCGCCAGTTTTCTAGACCAAACCTTCTCCTTCTCCCACTCGATGACGATACATTCAATCGTGGTCTAAGAACCGTTCTGTCTCCGTTCCATTCTCCTGCGTGGGAGTCTCGTCTTCCAATTGCATTTTGGCGTGGAGGGTCTTCGGGATGCGATCGTCCTATGCTACGCCATCGTGTTCTAGATGTTCTGTTTGAGCACCCAAATGCAGACGTTGCGTTTACTCCAGGAGGCTGGCCCGCAAATGATGCTCTCATTCCATCCAAGTATTTCAAGGACTCTCGTGCAGATCTTTCCGAACACATGAAACACAAATACATTCTCATCGTGGATGGAAACTGTATTGCATCTGCACATCAGTGGGTCTTTGGTTCTGGATCTGTTCCGATTATGATCACGCATCCTGATAATAACTACTGGTTCCGTCCTTACCTCATTCCGATGGTGAACTATGTTCCTATCAAGTACGACCTCAGTGATCTGACCGAGAAACTTGAGTGGTTGGTTTCTCACGACGACGAAGCGAAGAAGATCGCAGAGTCTGCTCAGCATCTTGCGAACACATTGTTTACTCCCGAGTTTCAGAAGGCATATATTGATCATCAGATCGATGGTATTCTCGGAAAGGACGTATCGTTCCTTCAGAGCCGGTACGAAAGACTGTGCGACATTCCTAGTGACATCAATGAGCATCTTCCGATTCTTCACGAATATGCGAAGAAGTGTACAACCGTTCTTGAGTGTGGAGTCTACGAGGTCACAAGTTCTTATGCTTTTGCTACCGCTCTTCTTGGAACCCCCGATGCATCTCTCATCATGATTGATCCCCTGAAGTCCGAGAAAATCCCCATGTTTCTGGATGCGTGTGCTCGTGAGGGTCTTAAGGCAACGTTCCACCATGCATCAGATCTCACAGTTTCGCCATTTGAGATAGATCTTCTGTTCTTGGATACGTGGCACGTATATGCACTTCTGAAGCGTGAACTTGCCTATTGGCATTCGTACGTTCGCAAGTATATCCTTCTTCATGATACGACCGTAGACGAATGGTATGGAGAAGTTGTTCGCGGGAATGCGGATGCAGAGCGCATTTCTCGTGAAACGGGATTTCCCGTTGAAGAACTTCAGAAGGGGTTGTGGCCGGCGATCGTGGAGTTCCTGCGCGATCATCCGGAATGGAAAATGGAACGCAGGTACAAGAACAACAATGGACTCACTATTCTTTCACGGGTGAGTAATTGAGTACTTGATAAAATGAAACTCACCCCAATCTGGCCGCTCATCGTAATTATTCTCACTCCAAGCAAACAGGTACTTGGTTCCAACCCTCTGCGGGAATGCTTTCCAGCAATCAAGTTTGTAGTTGAATGCCAAGTTCATTAACCCGGTTTCGTTGCAAAGGAAAATGGGATAGTCATTCATCATACCGACTAGTTCTTGATAGGTGATACGATCAAGAAGATTTGTATCAAAGGCAAAAATACAATTATTGAAGTAACGCTTGGTAAATATACGCTGACTATACGTGTTCACTAACTTGGTAGTTACATCTGGATTTGCTTCCAGATCTAACTGTCTTTTGAACCGACTGCCGTTGTCGTAGGGATCTGCATCGTCGGGTGCCAGCATCCGATTCCTCCACTCGAGATCCAGAAGAGGTTTGACGTCATCAAACACTCGCAGTCCTGCATCCAGAAAGACAACACGCTCCCACTGACGGAAATAGGGAGTAAACACTTGAAGTTTGTCCCACTGGTAGACCTTTCCATAATGACGATTGTCGGGCATCGCCTGAATAGGATGGGTCTTCCACTGTTCAAACAGAATACTCGTATCCACGTGGGAGATCTGACGGACTCTCACACCAGCAATGGGTTCGGGAGTAAAATCAACGGCAAGGAGAACGATGTCTCCTTTCCACTTGCCGTGGACTTGAAGTTCACGAATTGTACGTTTTGCTTTTCCAAAATAGGAAGCATCACTAAGAGTCACAAAGACCGTGCTCATTACTTTTGTCTTACGAAACAGGCAGACCACTTGGAACGCGTAGGAGAGAACTTTGCATTCCACTCATCAATGGAGTAGCGGTCTCCCATACTCCTGTTACACCGAGCACAAATAGGAAACAGATTATCCAGCGTAGTCTTTCCACCTTTACTCTCGGGGATGTTGTGGCCGCATTCAAAATCAAAAGCAGAGATCCGATTGTGACACCAGTTCACTTTGCATTTCCCCTCAAACTTGTGACCCATTCTGGTAATCCACACTTGTTCAGCGAGTGCCTTGGGGATCTTCTTTTTCTTGTAAACTTCGGGAGGCAAATCCCGAAATACATCCGCTACATGCGATTGCATTTAGGATTTTAAGGAACATACGCTTTATACTGATTTACCTGAAACGGAGTCTGCATTCCAGAAATAGGACCCATGTTGGCAGGAGCGTGATTCATATGATTCGTGTCCTGTGCATAGGAAGAATCTTCGACCGCAACCGTCTTTCTCTCCTGACTGTTATCTAAAAACTGAGGAGCAAATCGCTCACGACTCAGGTAAATCACAATCGCAAGGACTACGACCCCTGCGAGAAAATAGAGCTTAGGATTCATTATATGTGAGCGGTGAAAAAACGAACCGCTTTCTCTCTAGCAATGAGAACAAGGTATGGAGGACAGAGCACTTGATATTCTTCGCAAGATTCTTTCGGCGCGTGGACTTTCTGCAGACACAACTTCTATTACAACAGAGAAGCCTGACAGGACGAATCTCTACAAGATTGGAGACATGACTGTGATTGTCAGTCAGAAGGATAAGGGTCTTCAGGACAAGGATTTCCGAACTCTCGTGAACTTTGCCACCGAGCAGGGTATGATGAAGAATGGAGTTATTGTTGTAGCGATGGCTCCGCCGTCAGATAACCTGTCGAAGGCAATTCGCAGTCTTATGCGAGAGTCTGAGGGGAAGCTGTCGTTCTTTCACATCAACGAGCTTCAATTTGATATCACAACCCATCGTATGGTGAGCCCTCATCGGATTCTCAAAGACGATGAAACGACGACCTTTCTCAAGGAACGGAAGATTCGCAATCCAGAGGCTGAGCTTCCTACGATTGACCTTCTTGATATTATGGCTCGCTGGATTGGAGCAAAGCACGGAGATATTGTTCATATCTCCCGCCACAGCGATGTTGCTGGGACGTCCGACTATTATCGCTATTGTCTCGCATAAAAACAATGGAATCGCAGTACAAAGGTCTAGCAGTTCAATACCAAACGCTAGCCGATGAAGCTATTAGAAATCCCCAGAAGATGACGGAGAACGTGGAGAAGATGAAGATACTAAATGCACGTATGGCGGAGATCTTGGACTCTATGATTCACGGAATGGCGGAGTCTGGAATGGAAGGAGAGTTAGGCAAACAGCGTGATGAGCTTATTCAGAAGCTTGTTCGCATCCAGCGAGATTACAATGGTCTTCTTATCAATACTGATACGCTAGAAACTCTACGCCGCATTCGTGGGTTTGAAGAGTCGGGTTGGAAGAATAAGTTGAATATGTATTTTATTATTTTTATTGTTGTTGCAGTTCTCTTCTTTTTACTTCTTCTATTCCGTCGTCAGAAAGTTGTGAGTACAAACACTGCCCCTGCCAGTGCTAGCAGTGCACCTCCCTTCACATAATACGGATACGGATCTATCGGAGTCTCTTCGGCATCGTTAATTCGCTTTATCGTCATGTAGTCATCTTGTACCTGAGGACCTGTTGCACGAATCTCACTGAATCTTGTTTTTAGCGTGTCCATATCTGGATTCGCAGTGGAATAGTTTTGTAGGAATGAGTCCACATAAGATTTCTTCTGAGTTATTTGACCACTCACGTTGTTCAAATAATTCCGAACCCACGATTCAGCATTCTCGTAGGCTGTTTTATATTCTGGTCTCCCAGTCACACGATACTGGACAAGGTTTGTACGATAGAGCTCCAACGCGTGAGAAAACTCTTGCTCCGACATTACTTCTTTGCTATAAACAAAATGCCGGTGTTTTCTTATTTTGAACCCAATACACCTCGCCACGCGGCGCTCACTACATCTGCGGGTGAGCACACTCGTTACGTTCGCATGCTTGCGACAGCTGCGCCTTACGTCAACAACGGAGGCCAGATGACCACTCCTACGTTAGGTTGGAAGTCTCCCTCGACCAGTGCGGAGATGAGGCTGATTTCTCCTATATGGGGTTCTCTCAACGCTTTTATTCCGAATCGTAAGTAAATAGAATGAGTGCGGACTATGTTGTATCAAGTAAGCTTAAATCTGTATCCGATAGTTTGGCTCCGTTCCGTCCACCCACTGCTCCCGCAGACGACATCGAACTAGAAAAGAAGAAGATTGTGAACGGAGCCGGACCTAATTTTCTGTTTCTTCAGACGACGATTCTTATGATTGCTCTGAGTCTGTTGTGCTACGTCTTTTTGCCTCTATCGTACGCCCAGCCTATCTCGCTGATACTTATCTCGATAGGAATTGCAGTCGGAATCTTTCTGTGGAAGTGATAATGGGAGTCTGTCCGTCTGGGTTTGTAAAGAGTCCAACTACATTGTATTCTTGCGTGCTTAACTGTCCACAAACACAGGGCTTCTATTTGCGCAACCTAAATAACGAAGCCTATTGTGTCTACGCAGATAATCCCGAAGTAAAGCTTCTTCTGAAACATGCGAGTGCATTCGATGGTTCAAAACGAGTGCCTAGCATGGATGAAATTAGAACCAACTTTCCTGCGATTTACAATCAATACAAAGCAGCACAGGATGATTTTGATAAAAACTTTCCAATCGTGAAGAGTCAGATTGAGAAAGCTCAGCAGTTGAAGGATGCATTCAAGGCATTGCAGACCGCAGAAAACGTCCGTGATCAGTCTCCACAGGGATACCAAGATGCTCGCATGCGATATTACACTCTTCTTCGTGGAGATGGTTGGGTTGAAGAGGAGAAGACTCGGATTGCGAATGCAGAAGCCAATCCAAAGATAAATGAATACAGGCAGATGCGACAGGATCTTAATTACCGCTTAAACCAACAGCAAGAGACAATTGAAATCACAACCGCAGTCAAAGATAAGGTTCTGTCCATGAAGGATGATTTCGCATACACAACGAATGCGTTTTCAAAACAGATCGCAGACCTTAAGAATCAGATCAACATTGAGCGCAAGAGATCCGAAACACAGAAGGTGGAAACATTTTCATGGATTGATTATGCGCTAAACATCCTTCTTACCATCTTTATCATCGCCTTCCTCATCGCTGTCATTGGGAGATACCGCAAAACACCTGCAACCCCTACCGCGCCTGTCGCCAAGCCAGCCGTGAAGTAAACCTGCTTATAGGTCACCTACGTAAGTAATCCAATGAGTCGGCAATGCCGCATTTGTCTCGATACCGAGAACCAAGAATCAATGATAAGCCCATGTATGTGTCGCGGAACATCCGCATACATTCATGAAGCGTGTTTTCAGCAATATCTGGACTATTTTCCAGATCGCATATGTCGTGTCTGTAACTACAGAGTTCCGGGAATGCGAGATATTTCGGCGGATACGTTTGTATTTCTTGCGATGGCAGTCTGGATGGTGATGTTGCTACTTCTATCTTCCGTTGCAGAGCATTACAAGGTTCTGTATCTGTTTATGCTCTTCGGAGTTCTGGTTGTTTCCACTCTTACCAATGCATTCCGAGGAGTCTTTGGGGTCGGTATCACGGCTATTTCTTTCCTATTTACATTTCTGGATCCTATTGTTGCCGTAGAAGTGGTGTTCATTATCGGGTTGTTTGGAATTTTTGGAGTGATGTTTCTCTATATTCCTGCGGATGTTATGCTGATGTTTATGACCATTCTACTGGTGGGATCCTATTCTATCTTTATCCTTTCCTTCTTCGCACTCCGGCAGGATACGTACCTTACTGCATTCATGGTTCCCATGATTTTGATCCTATGGGCGTGTGTTATTCGGGCACGTCCTCCTTTGCGATAGTAAGATAAGATGGAAATCACAGATTCCAGAACAGTTCTAGATTTTCAGAAAACAACATTCTGTGGACATCTACGTTCTCATGTCAGTAAGGTTCTCATTCAGAATATTCAACTTGGTCATGCAGACTACGCGTGCTATTGGTCTCTGGAATTTCTGTGTTCAGGATTGGTTCGTACGTTGTGGATGACTCTGTTTGAAGCAGCGGCCTTGCATGTCAACCGAGCACAGCCAAATGTGTTTTTGTACTTGGCCGATGCGTATGAAAAGTATGCACCAATGGAGTCGCAATATACTTCGATGGAGATGACACGAATTCGGAACAACCCAGACGTCCGCCGAATGATCTGCGAAGCTGCTGCTGTGATAGCCACGTGCCGAAAGAACAAGCTTCCTAGTCTTCCAACTATCAAGCCTGCTCACGACTTTGATGCAGTGACAATTCAGGAAAGCCTCAAGGCTCCCTCTGCTATTTTTGGAAAACTGGTTCTGCGCAGGGATGATCCGATGTCGGTTGCCATTCCGATGAATGAATTCTGTTATTGCCTGCGATCAGACGTGAGAGACGTCACTCGGTCGCTCTATTGGATGGCGTGGGTGTACGCCTATGCTCGTGAGCACAAAAAGCAAACCAAACAGACCCTTCTTCTCGCAGATAGAAGTGATACATTCGTATCCACTGATTATGGTCGTCATATCGTATGGATTCTCTGGGATGCGGTGAAGAAACAGGCTCAGCCCAACGTCAAGAACTACGTTGAGGTTCTCTACAAGATGTATTGTCTTCACTGGTCGCCGTCAGATGCGAAATCCCGACAGCCTCTTCTGACCACAGCTGTTCTTTTGGTTTGTGAAGGCGTTAGTCTGGACACGACTCCTGTGACAGGACAGACCCTTGCAATCTCCAACATTCTGAACGGAATTCCTGGATGGATTGATGCGATTCTTCGGATGCAACAGAGTTTCTCTGCCTAGAACAAATGCCGAGTTTTAATCAGAAGGTGTCTGCCACACTCCAGTCTGTTCTTGTGTTTTATATCATCGCAAACCCCATGACCTACCGCATCGTGGATTCACTACTGGGGGGAGTGATAGGGCGGATTGCGAATCCGGGTGGATGCCCAACGGCTCTGGGTCTTATTGTCCACTCCATCGTTTTTGGAGCAGTAGTCTATTCGTTGATGTAAAAACGTATTTATTATTGACACAAATCAAGAGAAGTGCGAAAATGATCCCTGAAATCTCTGCCTCAAAGGTCGCTGCTCTGATTGGTCTTAACAAGTACCAGTCCACCTCTGAAACTATGTACGAACTCTTTCTCAAGGATAAGGATACGAAGCAGAAGATCCTGGATGTGGAACACGCGAATGGTAGGGTGTCGTTCAACGCTGTTGTTTGTAAGGTCCTCAAAGACAAGGCTGTTCAGGACTGCATCTCTGGCGGCATCGCCGAGGCTTCTAGGACAACTGACGTGTCCTCAGTTCTCGATGAGGTGCAGAAGCGGGCCAATGTGATCCTCACTCTCCGCTACAGCGAGTATGCCCCTGACGCACGTGCCCGCATCGCAGACGAGATCCGTGGAATGGTGTCTAAGCGACGCGGAATTGCGAACGAGAACACGATCCTTGATCAGTACGAGGTGGAGCGCGATGTCAAGGTTGTTGAGCGGAACACGAAGATGTGCCGCAAGGTGTATTCCAACTTCAAGTTGTGTGGACGCACGGATGGTTACGTTCCGTCGGAGAACCGAATTGTAGACTCAAAGGAGAGGACTCGTGTTTGGGAGAATGTTCCGATTTATGATGAGATTCAGCTGCGCTGCTACATGGATATGACTGGGGTGACTGAGTCCGAGCTCGTGGAGAGGTTCCCGAACGGCCAGACGAGGCACACCAAGTTCCTCAACGAGCCTGAGAAGTGGAAGGTTGTTGAGACTGCTATTTCGGAGGCGGTGAATAAGATGAATGCCATCCTCGATAATCCCGAGGAGCTAAAACGGATTGTATTTGACAACACGATTTGAGGAGTATGGAGGTCACTGTTACTCGCGAAGTGCCAACTAGTTTGCGCCCGATTCGTTCGTACGAAACCAAGTATATCTATACCGGATTTAGTCGCTACGACACCGAAGCCAAAGTGATCTCTACGATCAAGATTACGAAAGACGGAAAGACGATGTACAGCGAGCAAAATTACTCTGGTCCGTTCTCTCGGAGTTATTATACTGAACTTATTCGTGTCACGATTTATTCTGAAAAGCCAAAGATGTGGTCTGAAGAGCTTTCTCCACATGAAGTTTACTTCTTCCAGCAAATTCCACAGCAAGATGTCACTTGAGCAATGATGGGACTCTTGGACGCCAGAATAGCTGCCTGCATGACAACTGGAACAATTTTTTCAATGACGTAGAGATACGTCTCTTTTTCTTCGGCAGAGTGATCACTCTCCTTCAGAGCATACTTTAGTGTCTTCTGAAGAAGTTCAAGTCGTTCGGGACCACGAAGATGTGTCATGTTTTCAAGTTCCCGTGCAACTTCAATGCAAGTGGGAACAACATTGTCCCATTTGATACGTCCCTTAATCACTCGGTACAGAGCATCGACCTGTGCATCAACCACAGCTTCTTCCATTCTTATTAAAACATCAGAAGTTCTTCAACTTCATCGGGGAAGAATTTGAACGCGGAGACGATTCTATCAAAGGTTCCGCTATCTGCTATGAGTTGTCTATCTGCGATTCCTATAATGATTTCCTTTCCGGGAAAATCTTCCATTGCTCCGTAATTCTGACCAGCGGTCTGCTGAGCCTTTACCTGTTCAAGTGTATAAACCGAATTTCCATTTGCGATTTTGAACTTTCTAT